AGTTTTATATACATAAATTGAACATAATGAATCTGACGTAGTAGTTTTACCTTCTGACACGGGGTCAATAGATGCATAATATGTTCCAAATTCAGGATCTTTGTCTGGTCTTTCCCAAACAACAATAGCACCTGTCTTATCTTCTTCATTCTTTTTTACAGGAAACTGTGTTATAGGTGCCTTAGATATTCTTTTAACACGTAGTGATCCATCTGTTTTTTCAGATATATCAACAGTTTCAAATGGATAAGATCCTTCTTCTATTTCTCTTTCTTGATCTGCTATCAAATTTTGTGGAAATATAGATTCTTCTCTATAAGCAAATGCTTCTTTAATATTCCTTGGATGCTGTGAAACTCTTAACTGATATAATTCTGGTCTAAGTTCTTTTTTCCATAAAGCAAACATTTCATCAATAGCTATTAAAGCTTCTTGCACTTTTGAATTACCAAAATCATCTATATGTGGTGGCATACCCCACTGCTCAGGTATAAATAAACCTGATTCACCTCTCATACCTGACTCATCCATAAGATCTGTTTCTACTGTATAGATACTATTCTCTTTAGGATACATTGTCATTTGTTTTAGGGGATCACAATCCTTTAGATCACCAACAGAACCTGCAGCTATAAACATACCTGTAGTAAGCTCACCTGCTTGCATTGCAGGACGTATATATTCAAATGTTTGATCCATAGAAGGAGCTATACCAGCTTCCTCATAAAAGAAATATGTACATGGACCACCAACACCCTTTGTAGATGACTGTTCAAAAGACATGCCTTGCATCATACCTTTTAGTC